GTAAGAGAAGTAGCTAAAATAATTTCTAAATCAGATAGTAATATCCTAATAGGTGAGAAAAGATTGTATGAGAAGCTTAGAGAGTGGGGCTGGGTAACTTATAAAGGAACAGAACCAAAGCAATATGCATTAGATAGAGGATACTTAGAGGTAAAAGAAGGGACAGTTACAAATCAATCAGGTACATTTACATACTATACAACAAAAGTAACAGGAAAAGGACAAAAACGAATACTTGAAAAATTGTTAAAAGAACAATCAGAAAAAAATAAACAGTTAAAAATAGATATTTAACTTAAAAGACCCTCTAATTTAGATATTTACAAGATTAGAAGGTCATAAAAGGGGGAGTAAAAATGTATGAAGCTGTAAAAGAAATTACAAATGATTTAATTAAAAAGAAATACATAAAAAGCGAAAAAGATATAGCTTTACATGTAGATTCAAAACTAGATCAGTATTGTTTTAGATTTAGCAATCCAATACAAAGAGAAAACTTAAAACAAAGCATAATAGAAAATGCATTGAAAGGCCGTTTGGAGGTGAAAAAGCCTAAGGTTGTTAGAAATAGAAAAAAATCAAGAAGAGAAGGAAGAAGTTTTATAGTAGTTGACTTTTGTAAAAAAGGTAAAATTCATTCTTATAATTCTTTAGCAGAAGGGTGCAAAGAATTAAAACTGGACCCAAGTAGAATAGGTGACTTTTTAAGAGGAGAGGATTACTACTATTTACCTAGAAAAAGAAAATGGATTATCAATACAGACATGGAGGAAAATGAAGTGATAATAGAACACTTAGAAGAAATAGTGAAAAATGCACGAGAGTTATATGAAGTAGAAAATAAATGTGAATATACAGGAAAAATGAATATGAGAGAAGCTATTGATATGGCTATAAAAATACAAGAAGAAAAACTAAAAAATGAATATAGATTTTAAGGAGAAGTAGGAATGATTAAATATATATGTGATTGTTGTGGAAAAGAAATAAAAAAAGGTGAGATTAAACAAATAAAAGTACATGATAATTATACCAATAGAGTAGAAAAGGAAGGAATACATTGGTGTAAAGATTGTGTATCTAATAATGGAAAACCTGGATTTAATTTTCCTATTTTAGATACATCAGAAATAGAATTCGAAATAGAACTAGAAAAATTAAAAGAAGAAACAGAAGAATTATTAGGAGCTGTAATTAAATATAAAACAAATGAATTTGAACTGATAGATAATGTAATAGAAGAAGGCTACGATGTGATACAAGTAGTTGTAAATATTATAGACAGATTAGGATTAATTGATTATATGCAAGAAGGCTTAGAACGACATATAGAGAAGCTAAAAGGCAGGGGATGGAAGTTTAAAAATGAGTAAATATAAATATACTGTTTATAGCACTATATTATATATAGAAAAATATAAAGAAGTGTGGATATGGGACGAGATAAAAGATAAACGAGTACAAAAAATAAAAGTAGAAAGTAAAGATGAAGCAGAAAAGATTATGAATGATTGGCTAGAAAAAGCGCCTAAAAATTGTATTTGTGAAAAAGTTTAGGAGGCAACAAAATGAAATTAATTTTATTTTTAGGAATTTCCATAGTATTTAGCATCGGTTTTGTAGCAGGAGCAACATGGAATTACATACATACTACAAATAAACAAATAGAACGTATAGACAGATATCTAGAAGAAGAAACTAGAAAATTTAAAGAAAGAAGAGAGGGGAATAAATAATGAACAGTGTAGTATTGGTGGGGAGATTAACAAAGGATCCAGAACTAAGATATATATCAGGGACAGGAACTGCAGTTGCAAATTTTACTATAGCAATAAATAGAGATTATAAGAAAAAAGATGGTACACAAGAAACAGATTTCATACCTGTACAAATAATGGGAAAAGCAGCTGAATTTTGTGCGAATTACATTACAAAAGGTAGATTAGTTGCGATACAAGGAAGTATAAGAGTAGATAGATATGAAACTCAAACAGGGGAAAATAGAACATTTACAAAAGTAAGTTCGAGAAATATAAAACCTTTGGACTATGTAAAAAATGACAATAGCAATTCAAATGTAGATACAAGTCCAAGTTTTGAACCGGCAGAAGGATTAGATCCAAATGGATTTACAGCCATAGATGATGAAGAGATACCCTTTTAATTTTGACAGTACCGAGATAATGACATTTAGAGATAAACAAAATAATATAAAGCATTTAGTAGGTAAAGAAGAATACTACAGTAGTAAAGAAGGATTCTATAATTACTTAGTAGGAAACAATATTCAATGCAATTTGGAACAAATAGAGGAAAAATATATAAGATATTATCCTATATTACCAAAGAAAGCAGAAGAAGCTTATAAAATAACAGAAGGTGAAGGGTACACCTTCTGTAAACCTACTAGAGGAGCATTTAAAGTATATGTACTTGAAATTAGGTGAATAAGTTGGAATTTAAATGTGGCAACATGACACCATTTGGCTGTGAACGTATGGACGGAGTAAAAGAATTAATCATGGCAGAGATAGAAGAAGCGATAGAGGATATAAAAGAAGAAAATGAAATAAGAAGACAAGAGTTGATAGCGATTATTCAACAAGAGAAAATGTGTACAAATATTTGTTGCTATGGATGTGAAAAAGAAAATTCATGCGTTTATAGATGCAATAGAGTAGATTGGCCAGATGAAGCAAGAAAAATTAATTATAACGATGAAGAATTGAGACAAGAAAAGTTACTTGGTATTAAATGTTACAACTGTGCAAAAGAAATCAATCAAGAAGGACATAAAGCAAATATTCGAAGTGATGAAGCTGATTGTGTATGGTTATGTGATGATTGTTTTCATAAAGCATGCGGAGACCAAAGTAAATTTGAGGATCTAGAAAGAGAAAGATTAAAATACGAATTTGAAAAAGAAGAAATTAAAGTTGTTGAATATACACAGCTTAGTTTCTTCTAAAGGGGGTGTAAAAGTGGATATTATACCTGAGTTTGCAAAACAAGGATTCTTAGAAGAATACAAATGTGTTTATAGTGGATTCGAGAAAGACCTAGATAAGATTGTAGAAAAAGATAAAAAAATAGATTTCTTTAAACAAGAATTTTATGGTTCCCATTTTGGATGTTCTACTTCTAAAAAAAGTCCAAATTGTTTTTTGGGATTAGAATCTGAAGCTAAGGGGCTTAAAATCGAATGGAGAGATAATGACGGGGAAAGGCAAGAAAAACTGATTAATTATAAGATTTTAATTGATTGGATAGAAGAGAAAAAGCAGCAAAAAGAAATAAAACAAGTTGATTATGAACAACTTACATTCTTTTAGGAGGTGATTAATTGATATTAGCAAGATACAAAGAATTAGTCGAACTGGCTAAGAAATACATAGAAAAGGGATATAGCACATTGGAAGCAATTAAATTAGCTGAAAAGGAATTGGAGGAAGAATAATGGAAGAAATAAAAATCAGAGTATGGGACAAAGAAGAAAATAGAATGATAAGTGGTGATAGATTTGCTTTTGAAGAATATGCGCCTTTAAACGATTTATTTAACAACAATTCTAAAAGATTCGATTTTATGTTATATACAGGATATAAAGATATTAATGATGTGGAAATATATGAAGGAGATATAGTAGAAACAACTAGAGCTTTAAATCATATCGTAGGAGTAGTAACCATGATTAAAGGTTGTTGGTATATACAAGATGGAAAAGATAGTTATTACAGACTTATACCTAGATTTGGGACTGCTGAGAATAAAGTAATAGGGAATATATACGAAAATAAAGAATTACTGGAGGGATAATAATGGAAGATAAAAAAGTAACATTTGAAACTATTATAAATGAATGTATAGAGATATATAAAAAGAAAAATTCTGATTATGGAAATAGTGCTACAAAGACATATGAACAATTCGGAGATATTTCATATGCAACTAGAATAAATGACAAGATCAATCGAATAAATTCATTGATAATTACTAATAAACAAGAAATAAAAGATGAATCTATAGATGATACAATAATGGATTTAGCAAATTATGCAATACTATGGTTAGTAGATAGAAAAAATAATAAATAAAATATAATTAATTTGGGGGAAATATTATGACAGAAAAGAATGGTAAAGGGGATAAACAGTTTAAAAAAGCCGAACGAAAACTATATGACTATACAGGACTAAAAGCTGATGTAGAGTGCCTGGAATATGAGTTAGTAATATTAAAAGAAGAATACAATGGTTGTAAAGCTATTACATATACATCAGAAACAACAGGTGTAACAAATAACATAACAGATACAGTATATGAAGAATTAATAAGAAAAGAAAAAGACATACTGGATAAAACTAAAAAGATTAATAAGAAGAAGATACAAATAAAAAGAGTAGAAGCTGCAATCAGTCTATTAGATGAGACAGAAAAGAAAATTGTAGAAGCTAGATATTTTAGCAATGATAGAAGAAAAAACAACTGGAATCATATAGCTAAATTAACTGGTTACTGCGATAGACAGTGTGTAAACATAAGAGATAATTTAATAGAAAAAATAAAGAACAGATTATAGGTGCATGAAAAAATTCAGAAGGATTTCAGAATTATTTCAGAAATTTTTCAGAAAACATATGTTACACTTATATTGTAGATAAATATTTGAAAACCCCAGACTCATGAATGATGTTTTAAAAAGACTGATGTATATAAACTTTATGCATCAGTCTTTTTATGTTTAAAGGAGTTGAAACAAATGGGTAGATATATAGATATAAATAAAGTATTAGAAGCAACTATTGAAGTACCTCAGAAGTATTGGGATATGGAAGAACTCATGAGAGAGAAACCTAATTTCGATAAGTCTGTAGGATCTAAGAAAATATATGAAAGAAAAGAATATGCTATATACAGAGTAAAGAGAGGATATATAGTACATAATACCAAGAAACATTTTGAGGAAGGACATACACATATACATAACTATAACAAAGCTAAGAGCATAATAGATTTAGCTGTAAGAAAAAAGATGCCTAATACACCAAGGAAATGGGAGATAGAATGCTTATTAAGAATAGTTAAAGATGAAAAATATAAAAAAAAATTAAGAAGCTTATTATTAGAATTAAAATAAATGTTGCGAATATTAATATAAGCAGATACTCTTTAATTAAGATTAATAACTAAAGGAGTGAGTTTATGGGAAATATAAAAAGATTATTAGTAGTATTATTAGTATGTATGATATCTATTGGATGTGTTGCTTGTAGTGGAACAACATCAGAAGACAGCAAGGTTAACCTAGAAGATATGACAGGTTCAGAGAAAGTTGATTACTTTATAACAAAAGGAAAAAATGATTATGAAGCTGTAAAGAATGATGATGATAAGTTGACTGACTTAGGGGTACAATATATAAAAGATATTGGTGAATATGTAGATAACAAGAGCCAGTTTGATAGTGATGACAACATGGAAGATATAATGACAAAAGGTAGCTTTCTAGAACAGTATGGAAAAGATAAAATGGAAATGTTTAAAACATCAGGACAAGAAGATAGTAACGGATATAAAACGGCTAAAGAAGTTAACTCTTTAGGAATGAATGCAGTACAAATGGTTAAGTATGTTTATAGAGAAGCTGAAATAAAAGAAGATGACTCTACAAAAGCAAATATAAAACAAGTAAAAGAGAGTCTAGAACAATTACAATAATATATGATATATAAAGGATCTTATTATAATTAATGAGGTCCTTTATTATTTAGAAGGAAAGATAATGAATAAGAAATTGGAAAATAAGATTAATAAAGAACTTATAATACCTAAAATAGAGTTTCAAAAACAAAATAAGGAGATAACTAAGTGGATAGAAAAGTTAGTTCAAGAAAACAAGATTATATTATTCTATCACAGTGCCAAATGGAAAAAAATGAGGAATGTGGTACTTCATGCTTATCATAACGAATGTGTATTATGTAAGTTAGATGGGAAAATAACAACACATGATAATAGATTAAAGAATGGAGATTACAGAGGATTGCAAATACATCATATGAAGGAAATAGAATTAAATCCAGAGCATGGGCTTGAACCAATCATTACAGATTTAATTACAGGGAAGAAGATAGTTAATCTAATTCCCTTATGTAATTATCATCATAATATGATACACGGAAAAGAAAATAATATATTGAAAGTAAAAGAACAGTTAAATAAAGAACGATGGTAAAATAAATTAGTTTATGAGACATGGGGGAATTAACATGAATAAATTAGAAAGGGACTTTATAGAAAAGTTTGATTCTATTCATGGAGATAAATGGGAATATGTA